TGCTCTAAAGTTTCGGTGTCAAAAATATGAAATCCACGAGTATCATTTACATCCGTCCAGTACATTTCATAAGTATTACCAAGATAGAAAATGCGTCCATCATCAGAACGAGTATGGTAATGACCAGAAAATACCTTTTGGAACTTTGTAAAAATATTCGGGTCCAGTCCATGTTCCTCCATTACAAGATGTTTATTGACACGAAAACCTTGAAGTTCTAAATGACCGAAAGCAACTTTTGCTTTGGATTTTTTAATCTGTTTGAGAGTCTCATCATAGTTTTCACTACAGATCCATGGAATAAAAGTCATATCAATTCCACCAACTTTTGTGTTTGTTGGAGAACTATAAGTTTTAATATTTGGATAATCCTTCAGAAGAAGTTCTGGTGCATTTATTTCTGTGGAATTACGAAGAAATATATCATGATTACCCACAATCATATGAACCTCATACTTACGAAGAGGTTCCAACACAACTCTTCGAGTCCAGTCTAATCCCCAAAAGTCAATACTTTTTCGATTATCAAAAGCATCTCCCATATGAATCACGATTTCTATTCCCTGTTCTTCTAAAGTGGGAAAAAAAATATTCTTATAGAATAACTCAAAATAATCGTGAAGATGTCTTGAGGATTTTCTGGCCGACCAGTGAGTGTCCGTCAGGCAAGATATACGAGTCATCGGTTGTTTTTATACTGAATGTTATCTTTCATCGAATTAAACTCTGAATTATTTCCCGAAAGCAATCCGTCATCTACAGTCATAACCTCATCAAATCCGGTTTTTTCAATAATCTTTGTTTTTATTTCCAGTTGTCTTTTCTCCTTTTGAATTCTTCTCAAAAAAGCATAATGTATAATTTGAGTAAAATAGGCAAAAGGATTGGTAGATTTCTCTGGATCAAAATTATGAATATACTGAACCGAGTTTTCTATTCCATCAGAAATCATATCTTCACGGAACATATAATTTACAAAGTTTGGTTTATATGATAAGTGAGTTGCTATTTTAAGAAAACATTCTCCAATATAATTTGGAATAAGTGGTTTTCCTTCCCATGATTTAGATTTTGGAGGATACTCATCATATTTTTCATAATATTCTTGAGCAGCCTGTTTTACCTTATTACGATAAACAATAATAGCGTCTAATAACTCTCTATTATTCACATAATGTTCGGAGTTCTTTTTAGGCATGAAATATATCTTTAATAAGTTATGTTTATTCTATCACATTCTTGAAAGATTCACAAGGCTTGACAAGTATCGAAAATATGTGTAGAATAGGTTTGTTCCTTTTGAGAGTAGGGTATAAGAAAGCTTAAAGTAATTAAAGTCTTATATGGGATTTTGATGATTCCTATACATTTTTTCTAACATAGTTCGAGCATTCTTGACTGAATTAATATAACCCATATTTGAGTCTAATTTAACTTTACCTCCTGGTTGATATTTTTCGGTAGAGTTATTTACATAATAATCATATAAATCAATCATTTTTTTATTTTTAGTTTCGGTCATGGTAATTACCTTATCTAACTTAATAAAAAAGACATCATCATCGGCAATTTCCATCCAGGGTTTTATCTTAACATAGGTTTCTTGAGTTGGAGTATCAAGCATTTTCACAACTACTGGATTTTGTAATATTATAATAGGATCTCCATCATTCTCATCTACAGAGACAAGAGACAATATTTCTTCAGAAGAGACTAATTTAATAATACAATAAAACTCATTTTCCATTAGTTTTTTAGAGGTATGTTGATAATCTCATAGTTAAAGTTTTCTTCGGAGTAAATCTTAATTCTTTCAATAAGATGATTGAGTGTATAATTTTTTCTTGATTTATAACTAATATCATCGGCAATATCATATAAGGTTGCCTTTACTTTATTTTCTCCTTTTCTTAAAACTCTTCCAATTGATTGAAGATTTCGTATTCTCGATTTACTTGGTGAGGCAAAAATCACATTATGTAGATTTTTAATGTTAATTCCAGTGCTGAAAGTTCCGTATGATGCCACGATAATCGCATTATTCTCTCTTTCAGTGATTTCTCTAACTAATTCTCTTTCATCAGTATTCACTCCACCGTGTATAAAGAAGACTTTACGATCATTAGTGGTATTATTATTTATTGATTCATAGAGTGGTTGTCCGTGCCCTTCTACTCTGGCAAAAAGAACAAGTGTATTTCCTTTTAGATCTAATGTTAGATTTTTAATGAAGTTATTTCTTTTTTGATGATTAATTAGATACTGAATCTCATCCTCAAATACCTCAAATCGATGTGGTGGATGCTTTAATAGAAGAACCTTAATATCTAATTTGGCAAGATGACCTTTCTGCATCAGTTCATCTGTTTTGATAATCTTATATGAAGGTCCGAATAATCCTTCCAGAACCCACTTATGAGTTTGTGATCCGTCTAATGTTCCAGTAAATCCGAAGCGATATTTTGCATTACAAAGATTTGTCATTATAGATACTAATGATTTAGACTTAAACTGATGTGCTTCGTCTCCGACAACCACATTAAATCTTGAGAAATATTGTTTGGGAAGTTTGTAGATAGATTGCCAAGTTGTGATAATTACTTGTGAGTTTGTTTCCCTTTCCTTTCCAGCGTATATTTTGTGGCAAAATGAACCCACATCCCACCCATAATCTGCAAAGTCTTTATACATCTGCTCTACAAGGGATGTCGTCGGCACGACTATCAAAGTATTTTGTCCTTTCTCAACGTAGTATCGGACAATTGAATATATCATCAACGACTTTCCAGAAGCAGTTGGAGATATCAATAACTTGCGATTATGTCTTAAAGCGTCGTATACTCCCTCAACTTGATATTCACGGGGAGCATACTTGCAAATAGAAGTCATATAGTCTTTAACTCCTTCTTTTGAAATCATATCATTGACTTCAAAAGGGAGACCATAATACTTATTGTTACGAAACTCATAAGTATATTCATGATCTTTGCAGAATTGAATGAGGCGATCTAAAAGACCAACGTATATTGTATTATCTTTAATATCAAATAAGTGAATTTCTCCGCTCCAATATTTACTTCTATATTGTGGCATAAATCTAGCATTGGGGACTTCAAATTTAAATGCGTCCCGCAATTCATATTTTATATGTTCCTCACTACAATTCAATGACAGATAAACTTCATTCTTTTTTGATATCACCAAATGAGACATTCATAATATATCAGTTAGAAGTATTTATTTGGTTAATTTGGGAGACCTTGTGCCTGACCGGCAGCATCCATTCTTGCTCTTGTATCTGCTTTTTCAGCATCAGTTCTTTCCCTCTTTCTTCTTTTTTGTTCTGGGGGTTGTGGTTGTTGTTGTTGTTGTGCCTCTGGTTGTTGTGGTTCTGGTGGTGGAGTTTGTGGTTGTTGCGATTGTTGTGGTTCTGGTGGTGGAGTTTGTGGTTGTTGCGATTGTTGTGGTTCTGGTGGTGGAGTTTGTGGTTGTTGTTGTGCCTCTGGTTGTTGTGGTTTGGATTGTGCTGCTAATCTTTCTTTTGCTTGTGCCGCTCTTGCCTGAACATCGGCAAGAGTTGTAGTTGTAGTTTGTACTGCCTGATCTGCATTTGCCAATCTTGCATTTAGATTTGGATTATTAATTCTCTTTTGTCCCTGATGCTGTAAGTAAGTTCTAGTTCCATCTGGATTTGTTTCCAGTTCTTTTTGTGCTTGTGCTCTTTCTGTTTCGGCAGCAGCAACTGCTTGTTGTGCTTCTGTTGCTTGCTTTGAAAAATCGGAAAATGTAGATTGTCTGGAAATTGGTTCCTCTGGTCTATAATCAATTTTTAAATTTCCTGGACGAGATGTGCCTTTAGGTAATGCTAATCTTGGTTTTGAACTCTTCTGCTGTTCCGATGGTTTGGCAGTTGCTTCTTTATCTTTATATTTTCCTGTTAGAACAATTCCTGCTGTTCCTGCATCACTTTTAAATTTTCCTTTACCTGAGGTTGCAACTTGAGATAATAGTCTTTCAAATTGTGGATACTTGTCAAGAAGTCTATCTGATATTCCTTGAGAAACGTTTTTTAAACTTTGCTTTTGTTTATCAACATCTGGTGCTTCTCCTGCTGTTTTTTGTAAACGTCCTATTGCCGAAAGACGTTCGGCATCATTCATAATTTCTTTTTCAATTTTATTT